TAATATATATAATAATAAAAATAATATATATAAAACAGAAACAGAAACAGAAACAAAAGAAAGTAATACTAACGTATTACTAAAGAAAGAGGGTTCTTTTTCTTCTTTAGAGCATATTAACTATCAAAAAATAAAAGATGATTACAATACAATGTTTGCGGGGAGATTGCCAACGGTGTCTACACTAACCGATAAACGGAAATCGGCGATCCGGGCGAGAATATTAGCACATGGCATTGAATCGGTTCAAATAGTTTTCGATAATGTCCTAAAATCCCCCTTTCTTTTGGGGTATAATGAACATAATTGGAAATGTAATTTCGATTGGATTTTCAATCAAAATAATTTTCTAAAAATATTAGAAGGTAATTATGTACAACAAGGGAATAGCAACACAACAGGGAATAGAGGACATAGTACCTCGGACAAAGCAGCAAGCCGTAACGCTCTTGAAAAAGAAGCCAGCCGAATACTTCAACAGTTTGCAACCGAAGACAGTTAATGACGTATTCAGTTCATTTTCTCCGAGTATTTCCGAAATAGGTAAAATTTTCGGTGAAGCGATAGTTAATGCAAATATGGTGATTTGGTTTAATAAATTTGTTTCTTTTTTCTCAACAAACGGGACAATGAACGATTCGCAAATAGCAATGACTATTTCATTGATCCGGGAAGAATATCCCCATTACAAACCAGATGATTTAAAACTTTTTTTCAAAATGGCGATGAAGGGAATGTTTGAAAAAGTATATGGACGGATTGACGGGGAAGTAATAATGCGCTGGCTTCAGGAATATGATAAAATTAGGGATAAAGCTGCACAGGATAATTCCATAAATGATTCAATTAAATTTAAAGAGCGTTTTACAGAGGTTTTTAACTTTGAGGGGTGTATAGGATTTAAAGAATACAAAAAGATAAAGGAAAGAGCTGAAAATGGGGATAAAGAGGCAATAAAACTATTACATAAACCATGATTATGGATGAAGAATAATTAAAATTGACGGAGAGGCCGAAGGAATATTTTGAATGGCTTAAAAAACACAAGAATTTCCCGGTAGATAGATACGACATTTTCATGAATAAAATGAAAGCGAACGGGTTTAAAACTTTGGATATAAATAACCGATCCGGAATAAGAGTGATAAATGAGGGAAATAATAAAATGGTAGATTACTATCACAGGAGGCAAAGAGTTTGTTTTTATGTAAATGGGCAACAGAAATGGAGGTTTGGAAGCAGTCACCAATTTATTATCGATTTTTTGAACGGAGAAATTACACTATGAATACCCAAGAAAAATATATTTCTCATGGTTCTTTATTCAGCGGTATAGAAGGATTCGATCTTGCTGCCGAATGGATAGGTTGGAAAAACGTATTTCATTGTGAGATAAACGAATTTTGTGCTAAAATATTAAACTATCATTTTCCTAATACAGAACACTATGCAGACATCACAAAGACAGATTTTACAAAATGGAGAGGTAAAATCGATGTTCTTAGCGGAGGATTCCCATGCCAACCTTTCAGCGTCGCAGGGAGTAGAAAAGGAACGGATGATAACCGTTACCTCTGGCCGGAAATGTTGCGAGCTATACAAGAGATACGACCGACTTGGATCGTTGGTGAGAACGTTGCTGGAATCTTATCAATGGTACAGCCCGGTAAAGAGGTTGAAATGGGTTGTCAAGACTCTATATTCGGAGAAAATAACAGAAAAAGAGTATTGTTGCGCCAAGAATATATCATTGAAACAATCTGTAAAGATATTGAACGAGAGGGATATTCCGTCCAACCGATTATTATTCCGGCTTGTGCCGTCGGAGCGCCACACCGGAGAGACAGGGTATGGTTTATTGCCAACTGTACAGACACAGGGATTGAAAGTATGCAGGAAACAGGGGGAAACGATATTCATGCCATTGAATTTGCTCCCTACCCCAACGGCAAGGGACTAGAGGGGAGCGCCGACGCTGGAGTACTTCGAACGGAAAGGCAAGAACCCGATGCAGGCTTCCCTGCCCGATTTCTTTGCCCGTCATGGGAGGAGTTCCCAACTCAATCCCCTATTTGTAGAAGAAATGATGGGTTTTCCGGAAAATTGGACGGCATCACCTTTTCTAAATGGCGAGAAGAAAGTATAAAAGCATATGGGAATGCGATTGTTCCACAAGTGGCATACGAGATATTCAAGGATATTCAAGAAACATATTATAAACCGAAAAATATTTTGTGAAACTTAAATAATAGAAACAATGGAAAAG